AGGAGGTCATTCATCCAGTTCATATCATTTGCATTAGGGTATTGTTCATCTACTTTCTGCCAGTCTGGCATCCATCTCTGCAAAAGATTGGTGAAGACCAGATTTCCGCGCAATTCGAGAGCGCGGCGAGAAATCTGGCCTAAAATAGGAGTGTTAAGATCTGATAGTGATAGAGCAAAACACTTTTCAAACAGTTTGGTCTCGGCCGGAACTGTAAGATTGGTTGACGTATGCAACTTAGCAAGGGCGCGTCGGATATCCGTGCAAGAATCTAAGCCTCCTGTCCACACATTAGGACTATAGATTCGTGCAAGAAAATTCACACCGGGCTCCCCGCGTTGTAGCACTTGAGCTTCCATGGCATGGCCCAAGCCAGTTGCAACCTTTTCGCATACTGTCTTTGACGCATCACCACTAACTCCATCATCACCTCCATAGATTCCAAGACTTGCCCAAGCTTCCTCGGGGGTCTGGCCCATCTCTCTGTAGGTGGCATAAGCCATAAACGCATTTTGGAGTGAATTGAACACTGACGTCTCTGGCGAGCCGGACAAACGGCCATACTCATTTTCATAAGATATGCCATTCATTGTCCGCCCCTTCAACTGTTGTTGGGTCTTCATGAGTTTGACTAATTCGGTCTGATCTTCTTCATCGAACAAGGTGCGCATCATTATCTCTTCAAACGAGCGCATTGCTTTTCCGACATGTCCATCAAACTTACTCAAATCTGTGAAGAGAGCTGATTTTGCCGCAGACAATACCTGGGCAACCCTTTTAGCCGTTTCCAATGGTGTTTTACCAAACGCATACCAATCTAATTTCTTCATGGCATCTCCGACAGCATACATATATCTGCTATAGTGCATTTTGTCGTTCCCATTGATTGTGGCAATGGGGCGTGGTGCTTTAACACCTTGGTAAGTTTCTTTCTTCATGAAACTTTTGACTATTTTCTTGAACCACGTACCGAACCAAGCAGCCTCTGCTAGGATCCGGCGTTGTGTGGGACGACCTTGTCTTCTATATACCTCGTCAAGATCTACGGGTTTGAGAGTTCCCATTACCTCTTTGCATTTAAATGCGAATTCAGTGGCATAACGAAGTTGATTTGTGGTCAACTCCGCCGCACTGGCTGGGGTCTTTTGGAAATCAGTTATCCTCTCCTTCACCATCTCTGCATCGTTGGATTTGCAGTTGGTGGGTGCATACGTATCTGGTAGCAATGGACTCATAAATGGTTTAACACTAAGTTTAGTATCTTGGTCCAGTGACGGGTTGAAGGTATAGTTGTTCACGGCATACCCAGGTATAACAACACGTTGTCCTGCTGTTCGGGTCTTCTTGCGGTGATAATCAACTAAACACAATGCTTCAGCATCACTAATGCCTGCACAGATAGTTTTGACGGCTGCTGGAGTGATTGCACTTTCACTCCGGTTTGAATAGGTGGCTAATGCATCATCGAGAACTATTGGTATTGAGGCACAATTGAAAGTTTCCACTCGCGTGGTACTCCGAATATGTGACACTACACCAGTAGCACTCATTTTTGTGATGTCAAAGCGTGCGAATTCTTTATCCACAACGGGCTGCAGTCGTCTCAGCCGTTCACCTTTGATATGCCTTGCGGCAATTGTTCCGAAGAACCCGAATTTAGCCAATGGCGTAAGTAAGATTAATTGGTGATCTTCATCGATACTACGCTTTTCAACCGTGAAATAAGCGGTACGATACGGGATCCACAAAAATGTCTTCCTAGCAATGATTACATCGGGTGAATAGTCCCACACTTTATGGGAGTATCCATTTCCACTACCAGCTACATAATACATGACCTCGTTATTTGCATTAAATGTATAACGATAGTCCCCAGGCTTCTGTGTTGTCGCCTTGATTTTTGGATCAGGGCACATAGCTGCA